TTCGCAGAAAAAGCTATATAACCCGGACCCTTTATGCCAACTTCCCCAAACTGGTCGGCAAACCTTTTGGATTTGGCGCCTTTGAAAGTGCCTTGGTCTATAAGGGCATAGTTAGCCATCCATGTATCGTTTGTCACCTCGTCAACAGCGCCAACCAAATTTAACATAAACGAATTAACTTTTGGCCCAGACAAAACGAGTTCCATCTCAGAACCCTCTGGTGCCGTTAGCGCTCTCAGGGAATTGTTTAGCCACGCAGGGAGTATTGACCCTCTTCCCTTATCGCCCTGAACAGACTCACCCATAATTGTTAAGATTGACTCTCTATCTTTGGGTCTGCCAGCCTTGTTCCAGTTTGCCCATATATTTAGGGTGTTGATAGCGTTTGACTCAACTGAAGTTTGAGGAGATGTCGCGGCGAGTAATGCTGTAAATCTGCGAGCATCGAACAAACCGAATATATCAAGGATTGTTTGTGCGGAGTTCTTGTACCATCCGCGCTTTGCCTTACCAGCAACTGCAACCGCGCCCATTTCTTCTGAGCTTGGCAGGCTGTTAAATATATCAACCAGCTTTCTTGTGCGCTGTTCAACATGATGGCGCATACCAGATTCTGAAAGCTCAAGCTCGTCCTCAATAAGAAGCGGCTTGATGTCAGCGTATCCTGCTGGTAATGCGCGTCTTGATTGTTTTACTTCAGAGTCTGCCTTGTTATAAGAGCGAACCTTTAGTGGGTTAAACATAACCGCGACAAGCCCCATTCTGGAGTTGCCCCAGTAGCCAGTGTAACCGTCTTCCTTTATCATTTTTTCGGCTTGCGTTACAACAAACCGCTCTGGGTCACCCTGTTCGTACTCCATTATCTTTGGAGTAACCATGTCAGCGGCTTTTGATTTGTAACCTTTGGGGTCGTTCTCTAAGTCGTATATTCCATCAATTGGGACATCTACTTCATACGCATTTGTGCCTACAGACCACTCTTTATCGTAGCCGCCATCTTTGCCTACGTTCAGCCCGAAGTAGCTTCTAGGCACATATATATCTGGGTAGCCTACTTTACGCTCGTACTCTTTGCCACGAACCTGATAATTGGTTCCCTGCTTCTCTGGGTCTATCTCTTCTAGTCCAGCTATCTTAGAGTAGTGAGTTAGTTTTGTTAGGCCGTTTTCGTCAACTGCTGGTTTAGGCGCTTCTGGGTCAAATCTTTCGCCCTCTTGAACCTCGCCTCCGACATCAGTTTGTCCTGTTCCAACTCTTGAGCTTCTTCTGCTGTCTGGCCCTGTAGCTCCTGCGCCAATAGCTCGTCTGCTTTCTTTAGCAATTCTGTCTTTTTCATTAACTGACTCCAAGTCTGCGGCAACACCTTCCTCAACCACAAAGTCAGGAAGAAGTGTCATCTTCTGGTCTGCATAAGTGGTATCTGCTGGGTTTGCCCTGTTTTGCTCCCCAAATGGACCAAAGTTAACCCAAGAGTTTTGCCCTCTTGTTTCTGTGGTCATAGCCTTAGCCGCTAACCCACTATACATTCTAACGTGAGCTTGCCAAGCATTTTCTTCACCGCGAGCGGTAAATGTAGCTCCTTCTAGGCCATGACCGAAGTAATCATGCACAATTCGGAACACATCATTAACACGCATATCTATGCCGTCAACAAATTCCCCAACCTTTGACAGCAAAGGATTGGCGGCCTCTTCTTCTGCTGTAAACTCAGCTTCTCCAAAGCCACTGTCTGTTGGGAACACCCACATATGATTGTTGTCACGAATATCAATCAAAACATCCCTAGAGCCATTTGGATATGGGTTGTCCATGTCAGGCTTGATAAATTCAATTTTTATGCCAGTGTCTTTAATAAACTGCCACTGCGCCATAGTCTCGTCTGCCATGGCTTGATATGCTTCGCGCACATCCGGGTTGTTCGGGCTATCTTCTGCCTCTTCAAACGCCAAAGCTATTCGTCTTGCAAGCCCCTCATTAACCTTTACATACTCAGCCTGTCTGCGATTGGGCATTCCTACAGACTGTAAGTAGCGAGTCTTTACATTATGTACTACAGGTATTGGGCCAAGAAGGTTTTCTGGTGTGTTTGGCAGTCTGCGTACTGAGTATTTAAATTCTGATTTATTCCCAAAAACAGGATTTTTAGCAAGCACAAGCGGGCCGATTTGAACAACTTGTTCAGCACCAATAACTGGCTGTGTTGTCATACGGTCATAGAAGTACGAGTGTCTTTCTGGGTCAAACCCAACCTGAACAACGTCAGGGTCGTTCATCATTTGTTGAGCTATGGCAAATGCCTGTTCGGGTGAGGCTTGCACAAAGCTACCATCTATTGTTGCAAATGGCCCCTTTGCACCGCCAACTGCTATTCTTTCGGCTATTCTTTGGTTGGCAGAGAACCCAGCGTTTGTAACTATCGCAGTGCTTTCATGAGCTATTGTGCGGTTGTCTTGACCGTGAATAGTTGGAATCCAAACGCCCTGCCGGGTGTATGCTGGAATATCTAATCTTAATTTAACTCGTGTGCCGTTTTCAATATTTACAGCCTGCCCCAGCTTCTCAACTTTTCTTGGGTCAGAAGCCTGAAGTGCGTTAAGCATATCTTCATTGGTCTCTGGGGCTGGCACTGTCTCATATGGGATGATTGGCTTGAACTCATTTACCAAGCGGTCATATTCATCATATAAAATTGTACCATCGGACAATTTCTGAGCGGCCTCAGTAAGTTGAGGTATGCGCTTAGTTACGTCTTTGAATGACTGCTGTATACGCTCTACATTGCCGCGCTCTGGAATCAAGAACCCGGCACGAACACCAGCGGTAGAGTAACGAGACTCTGCTGGGGCTTGGCGAGCCTTGTCTAGGTTTCTTTCGCGCCTGCCGACCTTGCCGGATTTAATGCCGTCAAATATCTCTGCGGCATTTCTAAATCCTGCCTCAGAGTGCGCGTTGAATATTGCTTTAATAAACCCAATAATACGTTTGAATAGACCTTTTGGCTTGCCGCCAACCTTTATCCTTCCGTCCGCATATGCCCTAAACATTTCGGCTACAGCTTCTTCCTGCTGTCCCTCTGGGTCTAGGTCTGGGTACATATACTCTGCGCGGTCTAGGAATGTGTATTCGCGCTCAATGTTTCTGCCGCCACTGCGCTTGGTGAATTTTCTGTTCTGAGCGGCCTTAACAAGGGTTTGCCATTCTGCCTCACTGAAAAGGCCAAGAGACTTTAATGCATGAATTACCTCATGGTTCATGACGCCAGCAAGTCTTTGCTCAAGCTCTGCGTCCGTCATGTTAGGGTCATACAACTCCATAGCAAGAGTTATGATGCGTCTGCCGTCAGCGTTGTTTTCAAAAAGCCCCTCTGTGACATTTGTGTCAATTGACTCAGGCTCAATGACATTTGTTGTCACCAAATCAACATCAGACAAACCCATTTTAAACAGATTTTTACGCAGTGCATTTGCTATGCGATTTAGCTTGCGTCTATAATCTTCCGTTGGTGTAGAGTCAGATGCTTCGTCTTGAGCCTTTCTGGCTTCGTTTGCTGAAACCTGAACAGCGGAAACCTCTGGCTTTGTTAGCCCCTTAAATTCAGCGAGTCTGTTTTCTTGAGATTGTATCTGTGCGGTTGTGGTATCAAGTTCTGCCTGAACTCTCTCGACCTGAATCTGGTCTTCTGGCGTCTGCACATTTTGCTTCATGCGCTCCAAGATAGACTGAGTTTCAAGATGCTTTACCTTTAGGGCATTTATGGCAGACTCGTATTCGCGGATACGAATTTCCTCTTCGCTTGGAGGTGTAGGCTCTTCTTTTGGATTTACAACGCGGTCTTTGGTTGGGGATATAGGCGTTATAACACCGCGCTTACGCATCTCGTCAATTATTGCTTGAGATGTGCGGGCGTTAACCTTTAATTTTCTTTGTAGCTTTGCGCGGCTTACAGTACCGTCTTTGTTGGTAACTTCACCTGACTCTGCGGCAAGAACTGCGGCATCGTAGTTTTCAAGAACAACTCCCTTTGCGTTAAGAGCCTCTGAGCGTTCTGCCGCCTCTTCTGCTGTCTTTCCTTTTTCAAAGGTGTTTGGTTTTTGTTTAACACCTTCTCTATTATAGGCGTCAAGGCCAACAACTTCACGCAACTCGTCTAGCGTGATTGGCGCGTCTACATCCTGACTGCCTCTTCTCTGGCGTGTCTGACGAATAATCTGAGCCTCTGCTAACGGGAGGTCTTTCAAATCAATTTCATTCAGACCTGTCTGTAGCTCTCTTGCAGACTCAATTTGAATTTGCCGTTCTTGCGCCGGGTCGAGCGCTAACTTTTTTAAGTTCTCAGAGGCACGTTTTTTGTCCTCGGGTACAATTTGCTTATCTTCTTCTACTTCTTGGTCTGGGCCAGTAAGCATAAGTCTTGGGCCAGCAATCTGCGGCTGGCCTTCCGGTATCTCATTCCCGTCAGCATCAAACCTTGTGCCACCCAGAGACGCCTTGCCTCTGTTCGCCATGTCCCTAGCTTCAGCGCCCTCTTCTTGTTGGTCTGCTACAAGCTGTGCCTGACCCTTAATAAACTTGTTGATTCTTCTGCCAGCTACTGACTCAAGAACAAAGTTAAACACACCACCAGCGCCACCTCCGTAGATGGCATCATCTGTGTATGCGCTTGCCGCTATATTTAGGTCGGGGTTGTATAGATTTTTTTCTGTTAGGTCTTGCAGAATAGCCGCCGTTACTTCCTGTGCGCCTTCAGCAAGCGCGGCTTTACCAGCAGACTTCAGCCTTCCTCGAATAGTCCTAATTGCCTCATCTTTGGCTTCTTTTGGAACCTTCTTTAGAATGTTTCCAACAGCGCCAAACACTTTACCCAAAGGCAAGGCTTCTGTAGCACCAATAGCGCCACCAGTAAGAATGGCAAAATCTTTTGAGTCTACTTCTTTGCCCTGCTCTAGTTGTCTTTGTATCCTAGAAGCCTGCTCTTGTGCGCCAAGAGCAACACCCATAGTGCCGGAAGCAATGCCGCCAGCCAGTCGGGTGGCTTTTACGCCAGCACCAGCTAAAGATGCGGCTTTAGCCGCGCCTAGATATGGGACAAAGAATGATGCTAAAGAACCAATAGCCTGACCAGACTTGCCAGCTATTGTGTCTGCTGGGGTACCCAAAACGTAATCAATGCCGCTTTCTGCGGCCTGTGTCACTGACTGACCAAACTGCTCGACTTCTTCTTCGCCTTGGTCACCGGGTATGTATGACATCCCTGCGGCATACAAAGACGCCAAGCCGCCCGGAATTTGAGCAAAGCCTTTTGCAAACCCGGAAGCGGCTCCCTGAAAAAGGTCGCCCACATCCCCGAGTCCGCCCTCTTCAGGTTCGATTAGCTCTTGCTGTGGTTGTGAGTAGCCCTCTGTTTGCAGAAGCCAGTTGGCAATCTCTAGGCGCTCTTCTTGGGTCGGCTCGTTACCAGCAATTTCTACTGTGTAGTTCCTGCCAGTAAGCGGACTAATAGTATTGACTATAGGCATTTTTAACTAGCCTTTTTTGATGCCGAGGTTTGCATTTCTCTGTAGCCGCCCACTCTTGGTTTTAGGGCGTCAATAAGACGAAGCAATCCTTCCCTTTCTGGTCCTGCTGGCACAACTGGAATCACTTCCCCAGTGATTGGGTCTTTTTCAGTTTTGCCTAAGATTTCAAATATGCTAGACATCAATTCTGCTGACTTTGATTCAGTTATTCCCGTTGGCTTTATTTTAGCCTTTGCGTTGATAAGGTCAATAACCCCTTCATCGTAACGCTTTTGCGCCTCTCTCATGGCTGTTAGACCAGATATACCAGCCTCACCTAAAGCACCCATAAGTGTAGGCTCTTTGGATGACATAAGAGCCATGCCAGCTTGGGCAAGGGCAAGCCACTTGTCGCTCTCAGCGTTCTTCGCCAATCTGGTTTTTAGCTCTGCAATCTCTGCTGAGATGCCGCCCTCTGCACTATCGCCAGTTGATTGGAAGTTCAACGCCCCTGCTAAAGCATCTGCACCGTCCTTTGGTTTTCCAGTTTGGCTTGAAGGCGCCCCAGCGGTGTTGCCTTGCGTTGTTGTAGACGCGCCTGTTGGCGTCTTTTCTTCAGGCCCCATGTTGTCTTGCTGTATTTGAAGAGACTCTTGCCAGTCACCCTCTGGGTCGCCAAGGTCATCAGCGCTTGCCTTTGGAGCAGGCTTCCCACCGCCAAGAATATCTGTGAGTGTTTCTGTGCCTTCTTCTGGAGTAAATGGGTCTGGTGAAGCAGACTCATCTAATGATGGGTCGCCAGCAAAGCCCATGTAACTTTTAACACCCTTAACATAATCAAGGTTAGGAATGTCTATATCTTTAATGCCGCCAAGACCTCTGTTGTAAGCGGCAATAGCGCCCTCGTCACTGCCAGCGCGTTTGCGTAGCTGTGTAAGATAGTCTCTCCCGAATAAGCGAGAGCCTTCTACGTCAGACAGGCCTTTGTCAATGAGTTCTTTGTTGTCCTCATAGGCTTCTTGTACGTTTTTATATTTTTTGCCCGGACCTATTTGAGAAGAAATGTCTGGGAACATAGACTTGGCGCCATATCCCGGCATTAATGCTGTTCCGGGGCGAATCTGAAATGCGCCAACCTCGTCCAAAGAGCCACGGGCTGTTGGGTCGCCACCGCTCTCTTGCATCATAATTGCGTAAAGAAGCTCGTCTGTGGCTACGCCATCTGGGTCAAAGTAAGTTCCGGCTTGAGCCTTCAAAACTCCGCCGTCATACTTGTTGTCAAACAGCTTATCGGCACTGCCAATCATAATGTTGGTGCCTTTTTTGTACACATACTTCTTGCCGTCTTTGCCTGTGCGAATTTCGTAGTCTCTTTCTGAAATTTGCTTGCCTCTATCTGTTCCTGAGAACAGCCCATCTACTAGACCGCCATTGTTCAATGCCAATATACCGCCCGAGTTCATTCTCATAGGCTGTGGCATAGCAGAACCAACTGCATTTTGTGCCATTGCACTATTTGGCGCCATGGCCTCAGACATCCCAGCAATCCCCTGTTGTGGGACTCCAGCGGCGGCTATGGCCTCTTGTGCTACAGAAGGCTCCATAGCGGCCTGACGTTTATTAAAATCATCTCTTACACGCTTGCGTCTTTGAATCTCGCTCAAAACAAGAAACTGCGGTGCAGACCCAGAAGGAGCCTGCATCTCATTTATAAGCTGTTCTTCAGAGAAGTTTTTTAGCTGGTCTTGGATGTCAATGATATTCATATTAGATTCCTTGAATACCTTTATATAAACCTAACGCGGATATGCCCGTTCCCAGTAACTGCTGAACAGGATTATAAGATTGAAATTTAGTCGTTTCCGTAGATGGCTGTACTGGGACACCTCTAAGTATGGATGAATAGAACTGCAACTGTTCACGGGGGTAATCCCGCTGACGTACAAAATCTTCATAATTAATATCGAGTCCAGCCTGCTGTTGAGCCTGAATGTCCTTGCCGATTTGCTCTAGTAGCTGTGCGGCCTGAACATCACCTTCTCTAGCCATTTGGCCTAACTGTGCCAACTGTGCGCCTTGCGCTCCAGCGGACTCAGCCGCGCCAAGAGCTAGACGCTCTCCGGACTCTCTTGCGGCTCTATCTCTTTCAAACTGCGCTTGTGCCGACTCATACGCTTGTTGTTGCCCCGTAGCCTGTATATCTGCAAGCTGGCGCGACAATTCTTGACCAGCCATGCCTTGTGCGACCGCCTGCCTTGAGCCGCCAAATGCCCCTGCCTGAACTGCTTGTGCCGCCCTTGCGGCGTTTTGTTGTTGGAAATCTTGAATAGCTTGCTGTTTTTGAACATTTACCACATTCTGCATGTAAGGGGACATATACTGCTGTGCTTGCTGGGAACCAAACATTTGATTTTGGTAACCCATCCCTTGCAATGCTCTTTGCAAACCAGCCTGTGTTGCTGACTGCGCTTGTGGTAGCCCGGCTATGCCTTGACCAGCAAGATTTCTAATGTTCTGTTGGGCTTGAGTGATATCAGAACCGGGCGTGGCTAATCTTTGCCCCTGATACGGCTGATATGCGGCCTTTGACTCTGATTCTGTACGTTGTAAAAGACGCTCAAAGTATGGTTGAACATACTTCGGCAAATTAGATTGAACAACGGTTTGTTCAGAGGGTGCGGATTTGCTTCCTTTACCCATTACTTAACTCCATTCTGTAAGCTATATATTCGGGCTTCCACCCATACTTGCCTAACCAACGCATCCAAGCCTTTCTTCCGTACCCCTCTAAATGTGAACATCCACATTCTTTGGCGTACCCTTCTAGGGTTTCGATTACCACTGGCAACCACTTTCCCATTTTGCTTCCGCCTACCCAATCCATAGCCAGCGCCATGCGGTTTGGATAAGGAATAATTCTTGTAGTAAAAGCGGCTACAGGACTGGCTTGGTTCTCAGAAGTTTCATCAAGAACAAGCCAAAGGCCTAAATCGCCCCTACTAACGTCTCTATATATATCGTCAATATGAAACTTACCATTTGATGTTTCTACTGACTTATGCAGAATGCTCGCAACGTCTCCCCAAACAACGTCCAGAGCTTCACTCGGAACGGCTGTTACAATCATGCTGGCATCATATCTCCTAATGGAACTTGCTCTGGCTGTTCTCTTTTGCCTGTGCGTAATTCACGAACTCTGTCCATCATTTCATAAAGAGCCTTCGAGCCTGCGTCAGTCGAGCCGTTGCCCAGCCCGCTAACCACATCCGCAGGAACAATAAACTCTCCATCGGATAGCACCACATCTTGCTCTCCTTCTAGGGTTGCAGGAATCATATCGTCCATGCCGTCACCGACACCATTCACCTTGCCCTCAGTTACTTCGGCGTTCATGCCAAACTCACCGCTCTGAACGCGCTCTACAAGGTCGCGCAAGGCTTCTTCACCGTAGCGAGCCATAAACCTACCAAGAACAATCTCAGGGGTCTCTGAGCGGCCTTGAATGGCGTCTACAGCATCAGAAATAAGTTCTTTATCGTTGGGCGCTTCTGACATGTCCATATCACCGCCTTCTTGATAGGGGAGCGATGCGATTCCGCCTTCATTAAAGAACCTAAATTCTGGGTCAATCCCGCCACGATAGCCAGCAGGCATAATCTTTTGAACCCTGTTTGGAGCGGCGGCCTCTGGTATATCCCCGTCATCTAGCTGAGATTTGAAACCGCCTTGAGGCTGTCCCATAGCCATCAGCCCCGGCATGGCTATACCAGCAGTCTGACCTAAATTTGAGGTAAGGGCGTTCATTGCGCCTTGTGTGCCAGTCATCGCGGAAGCTGGCATACCAGCCGCGCCAAAATCTTTTAACCCAAGGTTTGCTGGATTTGCTGGACTTGCCGCAAATCCCCCTGCGTCAATCGCACCTTGGGGAAGATTAGATGTTATGGAGCCAGCACCAGAGCCACCGCCAGCGCCACCTAAACCACCAAGAGCCTTACCACCCATGTAAGACATCAGGCCAGTGCCTATAGCAGTGCCAATATCATCACCTTGCGCCAGAGAGCCTAACCCAGAGCCGATAGCACCAGCGGTCAAAGCGCCCATGCCGCCAAGCATACCAGCGCCAGCTAGTGCAGAACCCCCTAGTCCAAACAAAAGTGGTAACATAATTTACTCCTTATAGGCCTGCGTATTCTGTTTTTGCGTCAAATGATGGGCAGGCTTTTTCTGAAAAATCTCTGTGTCCAAAAACTTCCGCTTCCGGGTGTCTGTCAAGTATTTCTCTAATGAGGGTCGTAAGGGAATCCTTCTGCCCTTCGGTTCGTGTGTCTTTAGGATTTCCTTCAGAGTCAGCGCCGCCAACATAGCAGATGCCGATGCTGTCGCTGTTGTGACCCCGACAGTGAGCGCCATTAACAGCTTCATCACGACCCTGATGAACCGACCCATCAAGCTCAACAACCCAATGATAACCAATATCGCTCCAGCCTCTCTCTTCAGTGTGCCAGCGCTTTATCTCCTCTGTTTTGACCTCCCGACCTTCGGGTGTGTCAGCGCAGTGTACGATTATCTTTTTAATCTCCCGCATATCCTTCACCATAGCGTTCAATAAGTTTGTTGATTGGTATCCAAGTTCTTTCTTCTATTCTACCATCTTTTATGCCGATGTCGTAGACCCCATATGACCATCCAGTCAATGTATGTTTAGCATACTCTTCTAAGTGGCCTTCCGGTAGACTTGTGCCTAAATTGATTACATTTAAAAACTGATTACCCATTTTAGGGAAAGTCTTATCTAATCTTTTGTGAGTGTGTCCATAAACCACATCATGCAGGGCATCTCTGGCTATCTGGTTCTCAGAATACATCCCACCGTATGCCTTCCCCATTACATTAAGGGGGGCGTGAGTAAAGCCCACATCCCCTATAAAATAAAACTCCCCATATGGAGAGTATGTCCAGTTGTAATCAGACAGAGTAGCAAACAAAATTTGGTCAAGTAATTCAACAATCTCTGGATTTTTGTTAGTGTATGACCATATTCTGTCCTCATGATTGCCTAGCGTAACATGCCTTGGCACATCATACCCATCTAAGCCCTTGTGGAAAGCCCGGATGGCCTGCTGAAAACTTCTCATATCCTCCTTAAATGTGGGCTTTTCTTGCCCCTTTATTGTGTCGTTTCTGTCAAATCTATTAAGAGAATCTACGCTGGCAAAGTCACCTATCTGTATAATCTGGTCAACTTGGTTTTCTTTTGCATACCTTCCCATAGCAAAAAAGCGTGTCTTGTCAGGCAGTTTCGGGCCGTCATGACAATCACCAATAGCCAGAACCCTTTTTGTTTCATCTGGCTTGGACTTTCTTTGTTGCACCCTGTATGTAGGACGTACAACGACCGTAGCCTCTACAACTTTTTCTTTTGGCTCTGCTAAGTTCCCAGTGGAATGACCAGAAAAAAGCCCCTTATTTCTTGCCGCCCTTATCCTAGACTGAAAGGTAGAGTAATTTAAACCTAATGCTTTGGCCGCTTTTTGCGCGTTGTTATTAAACGACTTATAAACCTTAACCATTTCAGCCAGAACTTCATCCGGCAATCCCATATTAGCCATGATATCTCCCAGTGGTGTTATTTAGTTACATGTAACTTTATAACAATAATAACACCTTAATGGCTATTTTGTAACCTTTTTAATCTTTTCTACCGTTCTAAGGCCACCCAAGCCAAGCATACCTAGCAAAACAGTTAAAAGGGAATCCATATCAAAAACAGGCAAATCAGGCGCGGTCATGCCAGCATACGCAAACCCAAATGTGACCATAGGCACTAAAACAAAGTGCCATATCATCGCAAAGGCCAGTCCCCAGCCAAGAAAGGGGCGCCAACCAGCGACAAATATGCTTCTGTGTTGAGCCTCAGCCTTATTGATTTCAAGCTGACCCATGATTTGCTCTTGCATATGTCGTTCTGACATAGTGGCAATTTCGTGGGCGAGTTTGTTTTTTGTATCTTTGTCTTCAATAAACTTATCAAGAAGACCCGTTACTGGTCCTATTAGAGCTTGTATCATGTGGTTTCCCTTCGTGGTTCATCCATATTGCGAAGGCGCCAGTCATAGCGCCAGTAACAACAGAAACCAAACCCGCTTGAGATGGAGTCGGGTCGGGCAAGGACATAAACCACTCCACAACACGCCAAGACATAATAGTCATTGCTATCATCATGGCGCGTGGCAGTAGCTTTAGCTTAAAAAATGCTTCTGCTGTCATTTGTACTACGGTACTATTTTTACCGTCCCTGAGTCGTTCCATAATGCCCCCGATTCAAGTCCACTTGCCGATGTTGGCAATTCAGTTAAAGTTATCTTTGTCCCTCTGAGTTCGCCCGGCGTTCTTTCTTGCTCAATAAATATCTCAAGCGCACGAAGCAAATCCTGCATATATGTTACAGAATAATCCCTTGTTGGCTCTGGCAATCTTGGCGCTGGCGTGGTTCTTAGTGCCATTAGCGTCTACCATCTGGTCTAATATCAACGCGAGGAGAGCCAAGTTTCCATTTTGTGCCGAGCGCAGAGGAATCAACCCTTATCGCAAATGAGCGGCCTCTAACACGAAGATTAAGAATCTCTGTGAAAGTCTCTACTGGGGAAGACGCTGTTCTCACGGCAGTGCCGCTTGATGTGCTTGAGTATGCCGCGCCGGGTTCTGTTCTTGCTTTTAGGGTAAATGTAGCTTGCGGGCTGGCAAGGCTTGTTGAGCCAACAAAAGTAAGGTCAGGAACTACAGTGGTAGCTAGGCTAAATTTGTCTCCGTCACCAATGTCCATTGGAGCTGACTCAACGAAAGAGTCCATTGCCGCGCCGTCATCGTCATATTCAAACTCATGATTATACAGATAGCCGCCTTCAGCCGCTATTGGATATGACCTTGTTCCCCTATCAAGCCAAGCAGACCTTTCAATTGTGCCATAGTACCAAATGTTGTCCTTGTAATTGTATATTACATAGCGGTCATTTTCACCTGTGCCGCCATTGGCAAGGGAGTTTGAATCGGATGAATAAACCCATATAACCTCAGAAAACTCAGAGTTAACGCCACCAAAAACTTTGTCTGTCTGGGACAAGTTAAAGTTATTAAACACATGGTCTTTTACTGTGCATTCAAGTTGTTGAGTTTGACCAGAGTATGTGTAAAAATTATCAATACCCATCCAGTAAACAACGTCTTCGGTTGCCACAGCGGCGTTTGGCCCCATAATAGTTATGTTAGATGCAAGCTGTTGTATGCCAAAGGTAAACGGCGGGCCAATAAAGCGCATTGAATGCAGAGATGTGTCTGTCCAAACAAGAATTTCTCTTTTGGTTTCTACGGCCTGAACAAACTGAGAGCCTGAGCCAAGAATTAAGTCTCCAGCCGTGTTTGTTCCTGTAGGCCACCAATCAACAGCGTTTTCTTGAGAAGAAAACCTTACAAGAAGCGGGTCTTGAACGCCATTGCCTTGAGGGTCAGAAGAGTTTGAGCCAAGAGCATCACATCCAAAAGCAATAACGTGCCTGTCTTGGTCAGAGACAAGAACTTGCTTGGCAATTTGTGGAGCAGATGTCGCGCCAGACAATGTGGAAAGCTCCACTGCTCTTGCAGAAAGTCCGCCACTTTTGTCCCAGTAATACACATTTGAATTTCTAGGGTTGATTATAAGGTCTTCGCCAAAGTTGTCATGCGACCATATACGAATGTTCGTTGTAGTGGTAAGGGATGAGCCTGAACCCCAGCCGCCTCGCCCCCATGTTCCGGCGCCCCAACCCGTGCCGCCAACTTGAGAGTTTAGGCCAACATTGATTTGATATGCGCCGACAACAGTAGGGCCACCATTGCCTGTGTCTGATGCGTTTGCGGCAACAGAAGCAACAATCTCATACTGACTTGAGCTAATGACATTTGTTACTTGGTATTCAGTATCAAGTATTGCGGCTGTTATATTGCCGCCCAAACTAGCAGAGCCACTAAATGTAACGAAGTCGTTCTGGATGGCCCCGTGATTAGTATGGGTAACAGTGAGCGTGGCAGAGCCTGCTGTTGCGGCAAATGCAACCGCGCCTGCCGCAGATGTAGACCTAAGAGGCGTGATGTCGTTGAACGCACCGCCTTCCTCAATATAGTATTTTAGATGAGTGCCGACACCAAGATAATTTGAGCCGTCAAGCGTAATCCAGTTGTGTAGCGCACGGCAAATACCAAGAAATTGATTGGAAGAATACTTTAACCACCCACCAATTTTTTCGGGATACCCAAGACGGAAACGCACCTTGTCGCCATCCACCCATCCTCCCTCGTTTGAGTAAGATGTAACATCCTTGTTTATGCCGGGCTTAAATTGTAATTTTGTTAACGGCATATTTCACCTATGAAGGCTGTGTGTAGTTTGATGAGTAGTAGAATGTCCCCAACAAGATTTCAGAACCTTTAGACCAACTAGATGGGTTTTTTATTCTAAGCCCCCACCAAGTGTAACCAGCGGTTCTTGCGCCAGAAGCATCGTTTGTAACTAAAGAAATGATGCCTTCGTTGTAAACTCCAGACTGGTAGACGGCTCCGCCAGTTCCTATTTTCCCGTCAGCGTCCCAACTAATTGCATATGTTCTGTTGCCGCCTTGTGAGCCGCTAGAGCCAGCGTCCCATCTGCAAACAATGTTTGTTACATTAGAACTAGTTGTACCACCGTAAAGAAGAACGTGCTGAGAGTTGGACGCTACATCTTCATTTTGTTGTATGGTTAAACTGGCGCTTGTTATAAATCCAGTTCCAGCATGGAAAACTGGTTGATAAACAATGGAGTTTGTGCCAACGCTAAATGTAGATGGAGAGGCCGTGCTACTTTGGGCTGTTAGCCCTGTGGCGCTGTTATAATACCCGTAGTCCATTTTGACTTGCAGGCTTCTTGTTTGAGTGCCTGCGCTACCGTAAAAATCACTTAAGTCGAGTACGCCAGAGGTCGGTATATTTGTGTTTATAGCATTGTTGGCAACGTTACTTCCGCTTCTATAATACTCACTCATAGAAACTGGGTTTGAGCCTCCAAACTGAGTCTGCAAGTCAGAAAGGTTAATAGTGCCGGAGGTTGGTAGCGCCATGTTTATACAGTCCCATAGGCTGTAACATCATCCGCAGAGGTAATTTGACCATTAGTTCCAATTTTAGCAACGCCAGTGCCGTTATAACTAAACACTAGTTCGTTACTGACTACACTTATGGTCCAACTACCTAGTGTAAAGGTACTGCCGCTAATTGGCACTGTGGAAAAACTCAAAGTTCCAGAACCGTCTGTCTGTAAATATTGACCATTCGTGCCATCAGTCGATGGGTATGAAAGATTACTAATAAGCACCTTACCAGTGCCATTACCATCTAAAGACAAGTTGGCATTGGTGTTTGTTACTGTTATAGCATTCCCGTTAATGTTGACATTATCTACGTCTAGGTCGCCAGTAATGTTTGTAGTGCCTGTGATGTTAACCGCGCCAGTCCCATCTGGAATGATGTCAATGTCGCCGTTAGAAACTGACACAATATCGTGTCCATTAACATCCAAATTGCCGCCAAGCTGAGGGGTCGTGTCGTTTACTAGGTCTGTGTTTGGGGTCAAAGATTTGAACACACCAGACGCGCCGCCACCGTCACCAGTAACTGCTTGTGTAGCACCAGAAGCAATCTCTACGCCATTTGATGTTGAGTATGTGACGCCTTTATAGATAACTCTGCAAGCGGCATCTGTCTCGTTCTTAATGGTGTAGTTTTTCTCTTGGTCAGTAGGTGTAACTCGAAGCTCAAAAGTGACGCCCGGAGAGCCAGTAAGAACAAGAACTGTGTGAGCGCCGTCAGAAACAGAGCCGTCATTTGTCACTAAATCTTGACTGCCAGATATAGCAATTTGAGCCTGCCCATGTAAGGCGCGGTCAATAATGTCAAAATTGGTGTTGGTGGTTACGCCCCATGTTCCTGACTGGTCGCCAGTACCCGGTTTTTCTATACCAACATTTTGAGTGTATGTGCTAGGCATTTATACCACCTTTTGAATCCATGTTTCTATTGTACCATTTGCATTTACAGGTGTCCATGTGCCGCCAGAAACACTTATCTGCGTCCATGTTTCTGCTGGCGTGTTGGCATTTATCTTTTCCCACAATAGGGCGCCGTCTGCCGTTTGAATGAATGCATATTCAACATTGAAGTCGTTTCTGTAAATCAATATCCCGGCAGTTTCATCAAAATCAAATGTAAAGCTGTTATCTATAACGCCATTTGTAACAACGCCGCCGGACGCCTCTTTTGTAAATGCAGACTCGCTTTCAGACCTTCCTACAAAAACAGTGTTTGCGTTGTTAGATTTTGTAAAGCTATACACATTTTCTGAAGAAGCAGAACGAACAGCAACGCCATCAGATTCTTGTGTAAAGTTAGAGCTTTGTTCTGCCGCGCCGACAGCTATAGTCTGTGCATTAGATGACTGGTCAAAACTAATTACATCTGCGGAAACGCCAGTTGCGAATCTTGTAAGGTCTGAACTTAACTCAAAGTTTGTTGTGGACTCTACCTCACCAGTTAAAATGCCAACGCCTATAGATGTTTTTGTGGCAATTGCAGAAAGTTCCATAGAACCTTTTCCAACAATATTCCCAGCATCAGATACAGTGAAATTTGCATCAGCGGTTGCAGACCCAAAGGTTAAAATACCATGCGCCGCGATAGCTCTTTCAGATAATGCAAATTCACCAAACATTAACCTGCGATTTCCATAAGTGTTAATACTGAAATTGGCCTTACGCCATAATCGGCGTCATCATCTTGATTGCTTCTGTTTATGTACAAGTTTCTGCTTCCGACTTCGCTTGCAACTTGAATCTTATAAGTTGTTGCAGAAGTTGTAGCAGGGCTGTCTAAATAATGATGCATCAAAGTTCTTACTTTATAAACTTCTGAACCAGCATTTGCGTGCATCATAGAAAAAGCGCAATCTGTTCGGTTACTTGAGGCCGCACCATTACCAATCTCAGTGCTTCCTCTTAAAATATATCCAGTTGCATAAAGATTTATATCGCCCCCATAAGCAATAGAAACTGAAACCAAGATTTTATTTGATGTACTAGATGGCGTAATTGAAGCAGAAAGACCAGTTACATCCACAGGGGAAGTGCTTTGGGTAAAAAAGGTGTCATCTTTAGTAGCCTGCACCACCTGCAACACACTCCCAGAAGGCAAACTTGCCGACACAACTTTACCAGACGGAATTGTGGTGCTTGTTCCCATCAAGTCAGCAAGTATTCGAGCGTTACTCATAGCTTACTCCGGCTTATCAGGCCACACCACATCGTCAAGTGATGCATAAGAATCGGTTATGTCGCGCAGTGCCTGACGATAGGCGGTACGTTCTGCGGTCATAGTAAGGTCGGACGATGCCCACCAGTCTGTTTCAGCGATACGGCGGTTACGCTCTTCGCGCAGACGCTTCAAAGGCTCTGCCGCGTTAAGCTCGGCTAGTTTATCTTCGACCGCGTTCCATGTAATGCCCTGCCAGTCATCATCTTCGTTTGACTCGATTGCCGTGCCGTTCTCATCT